CGGCCAATACTTGTTCCTCTTCTCTTTGCTCCAATTTAGCTGCTTTAAGTGCATTTCTTACATCGGCCTTTCCAAATTTTTCAGCATACAACTTCTTTTGGGCAGATATATACTTTTCTATTTCTATTTGACTTGCTCCGGCTTCTCTTAAAGACTTAACCTGAGCGTTCATGTCTGCTTGAAATTCTTCTCGTGTTTGTTTATGGAGAACGCGAATTTCATCTTCGGTCATTTTAGTCATGTTACGGGCTGTGTTATTAGCCTTCTGCACTGCATCTGGAACGTCAGAAGCAACTCTTGCTCTTGATTGTAAAGTGGCTATTAAATACTTCGTATCATCAATTTCCTGCTTTATAGAAGCAGAAGAAAAAAATGATGCCGTTTTGTATCTATCTTCCAATGACTTTAAAATAGCCTGTTTGTCTCTTAATTGCTGGTTTATTTGAGACAGATTCATATCCTGGACTGATTTTACATAATTGCTCATTGAGCGAGACGCTTTATCTGCTGCCGCACTTGCATATTGGAAGGCCATCGTAATACCACCAATGGCAGCAGCAGCAGCTATTAATACAGGATGTGCCGATACAAAAGAAGCTATTGCCAATGAATGAGTTGAGATAAAGCTAGTTATGGTCGGGATTGCCGCGACAAAACTTCCGACAAGGTACACAGTAACAGCAGAGCCAATAGCTTTCAAAGCACCAATAGATACATCAGCGTATTTAATAATCTCATCTTTGTTTTTCAACAACCAATCATTTAATGACTTTACTGAATCGATAATATCAGCATACATATTCTTCATCATATCACGCATGATGATATCGTAGGTGGTTTCGATTGTTGATTTAACAGCGGTCCATTGGTATTCTAAAAGTGCCGTAGCTGGCGCAAATCCTTGTAATAAATCGCCAATATGCTCAAGAACAGTTCCTTGCGCTCTCCATAATTTTAAGTCTTTTTCGATATTAGGATTAATGGATTTAAGGGTAATCAATAACATTGAACTTTGTTCATTCGCCCCTGTCATTAATGAACGAATTTCTGTGTTGATTTGGCGCATTATCTCTTGCCCTTGAGTCATTAAAGGGAGGGCGTTAGATATATTAGTAAAAGCATCTATCTGGGCTTTGTTATTCTTTTCTAAAAATACACCAGACCGAGCGAAAGCATTCGCAAGCGCTGTTGTCTCTTGGCCGGATAATAAAGTCTTAGCTGCAATTTGCTCCAATACAGGAACCATTGAAGAAGAGTATGCAAGAGCATTTTTCCATTTTATTTCCAAACTAGATTTGTCTTGTTGATCGGAAAATGTTACCATCATGGCGGCAAGAGAAGCTACGGAAGTATTGTATTCTTCTACGGCCTTAAACCCATCAATAAATGGTTTAGCGAGTGCTGAAAATGCCGCCGTTCCTACATAATACACAGCATAAAGGCGCAACACAGCCCTCATCATTGCTGCCATCGACATATCGTGGTCGCCGACCATTTCTTTGTGCAGTTCTTTTAATCTGGCGTTTTTAGCATTTTCAACATTAATCCAATCTTGAGAATTTGTTTGCACAGTGGATTGGATTTTGTTGGCGGCTTCAATAACCGCTTCCCTTTGTGCCTTAATAGCTGCGGTTGATTTTATACCGAGAGTTCCCCAATAACCATCCTGAATAGACTTTTGTTTGGCCAAGAATGCATCATTGGAAATTTGCGCTTCCCTTTGGAGGTTGCTTATTCTCGCCCTTTCATTTTCTACTTTTTGCTGAGCATTAATTTGCGCTTGTGCCAATGCTTGAGCTTCAGCAACTTTAGATTTTTGATTATTGATTTCAGCCTGAGCTATAGCTTGTGATTCTTGCAGCCTTTTTCTGTCACTAATAATTTGCTTTTCGTTGTTTGCGATTCGTATAGCATTTAATTCATTATCTAATGCTTTGAGTTTTGCATTCTTGGCCGCTTCCGCATTGACTAGATCCTGTGATGTTGCGATACCTTTTGATCTAATATCTTCGTATGCTGCAATAATCGCCGCTTTTTGAGCTTCAACAGTTGCAGTTGAACTCAATCCTAGTGTATTCCACGATTGCTTTTGCGGATCAGCAGATTCAATTTTTGCAGCATTTATTTTTGCAACCATTGCAGAATGAGCGCGAGTGATCTCATTATAGGTGTGCTTGTGTGATTCTTCGATATAAGTAAGAGCATTTTTTGCACCTTTAATTTGATTAGCATAATACTCATCAGTCTTAGTGCCTAAAAAACTCCAAATCCTAGCCATGTTCTTGACAGTAGCTTCGGTGTTTCTAATATCATCACTAAGATGTTGACTATACTCCTTATCATCAAGTACAAGGCGTACATAAATTTTACCTGCATCTTGAGCCATTACTTGTTCTCCATAATAGCGATGATATCTTTTTTACAACTTCTCAATGCTGGACGTAAAAACGGACGATGGGGAACTTTAGGAGGAGTGTTAACGCTTCCATACTCAACCCATCGAGCATAATAAGTATCAATGCCGTCAACATCAATGCCTCCGGCGTAAACCCTGATGTCGTTATTTGGATCTCCGGGAAGCCTTGTGACACGAATTGATTTTTTAAGTGAACCTGATTTTCTTGCAGTCCACGGCACACCACCATAGGCAGGTCGAGTTACAATGCCAGTCGGAACATTCTGGCGAGCGACATGGGCTACACGCTCACCAGCCTTTTCCAACCGATCCATCATTTCGTTTTCAATTTGGGCTGTTATTTCCTTAACATTCCATTGGACTTTGGTTTGCGCTTTTATGCCCATGAATCTATCCGCCTATATAATTTTCATGAAACCTTAACCTTGTCCCTTAGACCACAAAGGCTTTCTGACCCATTTATGAAATCTTTAATCTTAGCTGTTGCCTTGAACATTCGGACCAACCGCTTCCCTTTCTTTTATTGCAAAAAATAATTTCCTGACTCTATTAAATACTTCCCATTGATTTTCTGCTGGTACTCCTCTCATTCTCATTGCGCTTTCTATGCTTCTAATATCAATGTCTATCTCTATATCACGTTCTCCGTTCCATCTAGTAATACAATGGTTTCGGCACACAATGTAAAGGTAGGCAATTAATTCGTTCTCCTCTTTTAAAACAACCGCGTGACATTTTTCTTCACACGGAGGTTCTTCTGGCGGAGTTCTACTTGCGTATATAAGTTTACAAGATTCACACTTTTGGGCGCGTTCATCCGAAAAACACACCCAATCAATTAGTTTTTTTCAGCTTCCTCATTTTCCCTGGTTGCGTCGTCGGTAAGAATTTTAATGCTGTCGGCAATAAACTTTGAGAAAGCCACGGATTTATTCATAAACAGCATCTTGTTTTCTTTGGTACATGGTATTTCATTGCCTTTATTATCAACAAAATTCTCCCAATCAATAATAGCCGCATCATAAAATAATTCAGCGCGAAGATCGTAATCAATCTCTTCGTATTCAAATCGTGATGCTGTTCCATCAACTTTGCGATACTCAACTTTCTTCTTGGTTGTTTTCTTGTTAATTGCATTAAATTCTTCGGAGGTGATGGCTTTTAAATAAACTTTGCCACCACCTTCCATCTCAAATAACTGTGATTTATTTTCGTCAATATTAATTATCGTAGCCACTTTTTCTTACTCACTTTCTACCCCTGCGGGGCTTTTATGGTTAGTTTATTTTGATATTATACGAGCACCCACGGCCCACTACATTTTCCTGAAAATTCAATTGTCCCCAATCCAGATTTATCAATTCCAATCGGACAGCTCTGCACATAGAATCCTGCTGCGGATACCGCTGTAACATTAGGAGTCCAATAGGAAGTGTTGTTGATATAAAGCCTGAGATTGGCTATTTTGCTGTTATTGAGCATGGCCGATACAAGAATCTGCTGTCCGGTAGTATCAGTAGGGTCGTACAAGCCACCAAAGGAAACATCGCCATAATCAAGCAAACCAGTGATATACTGTTTAGCCGTATCTCCGAAGCTGGTTGTTTCCAACATATCTACCTGGAGTCCGTTAAGTTTCCAGTTGCCCATGCCCACAACAATATCCGAACCAAGTCTAACCGATGCTTTGTTTCCTGCTAATGCTGTAAGTGCCATTATGTTACCTCCTTGTCCGGGGCAAATAAAAAAGCGAGACAATATAGAAGGTATAGGCTCCCATACATGCCTCGCTTTGTTTACTTCTTGCGTCCTGTTTAAGTTGGCCGACCTAAACAGAAACCCCAAATTTTAAATTTATTTATTGTTATTAACCTTCTTTCGTTTTAATCACTCCATGCTCGACTGTATGTGATTTTTCTGCTTCTTTTAATTTTTTGTAAAGTTTCCATGTATCGGTAGTAACGACCATTTGAGATAGATGACCAACTTTACATCCTGTGTCAACATAAACTTCAAATCCCGCCTGCCGAGCATCTGAACAAAAACCTATATCTTCTCCAACCAAACCAATGTCGGTCTTTCTGAATCTAAACCAAGGATCGGGAAGTTTCTTGAATACCTCCATTGAGATTAGCAAACAGCCTGTGCCGGTTGCGTCTACGGAAACCAGATCACCTTCATTCCAATCAGTAACCGTTTGGTAGTTGTTCACTTTCCCTCGTAACAACAAAGGATCGAAGGGCGGATAACGTCTGCAAATCATCGCGCCAACAATGTCTTTCTTGTGGCTTGTTAATCTTTTGATAATATCTCGTGGATAAATTTGATCTGTATCCATCATTAAAATATGCGTACACCCGCATCCAAGAGCTTCCCTTACCATATTGTTCCGCATTTCCTCGATTGGTCCGATGGACGAGCGGAGATAGACAAAGGGTGGCAAGTCCAGCATTATCCATGAATCAAAGAACGCGCTTGGGATCATGGGGAAATTGTTTGGAATGCCTATCCCGAGTTTGAAGTTAGATATCTGCACTACTCAATTTCCTTTCTCTGTTTACATTAAATTTTATTCATATTGTACTATTATTAACAAAACTATTCAAGATGTCTGTTGGTTTTTACTTATATTTTTTAATTATTTAACCGCCCTTCCAGTAAAACAAGTGTGGATAATTAAGTTCTGATTATCTGTAACTCTATCTTCCAATAATTCAATGTCAAATTTCACATTAATCCCATAAAGTTTCCGGCTTTCATCGTCAGTATAATACCAGAAGCTATTTTTATTCCAAAAACTCACATGAGTTGGGTCTTGAAACGCGCCTCGCCCGTCTGTGCTAGGAACTGATATTTCCAGTATCCCACCCGGCTTAAGCACTCGGTAAAAATCTTCCATAACAGGAATTACTTTACCAATAGGTATGTGTTCCATGAAATCATAAGCACGGATCTCATCAACTGAATTGTCGGAATATGGCAGCCCAAGAGTAACATCACAAAGTAAGTCAGGTTCAACTATTGCTCGGTTGTCGATATTGATATAACCTTCTATTTTCCTATATCCACAACCTAAGTTCAACCGTACACCGGGAGTTTTTACTTTCTCAATTTCCTGTTTCCAGAAATTGTTCCCCCATTTTTCAGCAAGATGCTTATCGTTTCGTTCACAGATTTCTTGGTAATCAACATCCATGATTTGAAAAGTCTGCGATCCTTCGTGGTGAACATAGCAGTCTTTGACAATGCCTACGGTGTATCCGAGTTCCTTTGATTTATAACAAAAATCAACTTCCTCTCCACTACAAGGCCAAAGGGATATGTCGAACTCCCCAACTTCTTCAAATAAAGATCTTCTGAATGCCATGCAAAACCCAATAACAAAGTTAACTGGCTGAATTTCACCCTCATATTCACCAGCCCATTCTCCAGCTGACTTATTCAATTCGTCCTCATTGGAATACGCTGGTATTTGTACTCTCTGCAACCCGGCACAGTAATTAGTCATGGGGCCAACTATGTCGAATTGATTGAGCGCATTGATAAGTTTATCTGCCCATTTAGGAGTTACAATTACATCGTTATTGAGAAGGATTATGTGTTCGCCTTTGGCTGATTGGATTCCTTGATTAACAGCTTTCGGGAATCCTAAGTTTTCTTCATTACGAATTATTATAGTTTCTATAAATCCGGTATATGGTTGTTTGATTGGAGGATTGGAACCATTATCAACAATGATTACTTCACAATTCTGTGTGTGCTTGCGTATTGCTGTGATACATTCAAGGGTAAGCTCGTGCTGATTGTATACGGGGATAACTATGGAGACCATTCATAAAACCTTTCCGCCTATTGGCTATTTGATATTTTTTAACCTACACTCGTCTTAAATTCATAATCCACATGCCATGCTCTAATTTCTTGTGATCCATCAACTGTTGTGATATTTTCGGTGGATGTTACTAAATTAACCTCTTCTATGGATATGGATTTATTGGATGTAATTGAAAGTGAACTTTCATCCAGCAATGTTTTTAAACTACTGTATAATCCTGTAATTTCTACTGCTGAAGAAGACGATGAATAAAGGGAGAACTGGATTAAAGTATTTCTCATTTCATCGGCAAATGTTTTTTCTAATATAGATGATACAATCGAGTACACACAATAAGGAAAGGTAGTGGGACTGTCTCCTTGGTATGTATCTAGCCATATACGCCCAGATAAGGTGGAGTAAAGAGTGGATGATGATATTTTAGTTGCTAAAGCAGTCAGGATGTTGTTCATAGAATAAAATACCAGTAAACAATTATTGCTAAAAGAGTAATTAAAATCGATCCTATCATGCTGATTCCTTCACTAAAATGTCCAGCCATTCATGCGATTCGTTTGGGTCTGTAATTCCAACTATATTAAACTTCCTGTTTCCGTATTGGATTATCCAACTAGGCTTCATTACTTTTCGGTATCTGATTCTAATCCGATGGGTAATGGTCATGGTTACGGATTGACTTTTAACTTGTTCATTCGCACTTACCGGCCAAATCGCAGCCCACAAAAACGGAATAATGGTAAGTGTAGTCGTGGTGGTTCCACCCATTCCATCGGACACTTTAGAATTGGATAAGATAGAGATTCGCTTGTTGAGGTCGCTGACTTTCTGTTGCATGGCTGCGCCGCCTTATGTGGAATGGATTGTTTGATTAGATTACTTTAACTTCACCGTGGCTTCGGTTTACATTTTTTACTATTCACATCCACTTAAAACTCCTCCCGTAATACCAAACTACTCAATAACGCCATTATTGTTTTATTAGTCAAGTAAGTCATGATCCCATTTTGC